CAACCTGCATGTCAGCATCACCACAAATGGTAGCTTCCATATCACGCTTCAAGACCTTGATGCCTTTAGCGACCATGCCAGCAAGCTCATCACGAAGACCAGCAACAATCGAAACGTCCACTGCAAGAGGAGAGACGCGAATTGCACGCTGGAAGACCTGAATATAGTTTTGAATAACTGCACGGCCAGAGTTGAGGTTTTCGTATGAGGAAACGTCCAAGCCGTCAATGGAACCAGCCACAGAAGGAGAAGGCATGTTATCGACTTGGAATTCAAGCAGGGTATTGCCTGGCTTGTTACCTTTAGGGATCATCGACGTCACCGGAGTGTCCTTAGCGTCAACGAGTGTGATGTAGTCGGCGAGATCTTCGCGTTTACCTTTTTGATTGATTTCAAATAGAGCAGGCATAATATTTTATTGAGTTTGTTGGGTTACAGGAACCTCTCAGCAAGTAGTGCTTTGAGTGAGTCCTGATTTGGGTTTTTCCTGAATGCTTCCTCAGTAGAGCGAGCTTTCATTGACTTTGAAGTTTGAACAGGTGCAGATGCTGTCTGCTTCGGATTTGATGGAGCCTTTTTAATACCAGATGTTGGCTTGACCTTAGATTCCCGAATCCGTTTACCTTCGATCATATCTCCAATGGAGAGCTTGAAATCAGGGAACTTTTGGATCTCAGGGAACTCACGAATCAAAGCATTAGCATACTGATATTCTTGGCTACTGCGTTGTTTCCAGAACGGATAAGTCTTCTCAGCTTCTGCATCAAACTGCTTACGCGTCTGAATGTAGTTTAACTGAGAAGGTAAATGTTCTTCAAGGGCATCAATCGCGTTGAGCTTGATCTTGCGGATGTCTTCCGCGGAGTATTCAATCTCTTGACCATCTTTGCCAGCTACAACTGCACCATCAGGATTCTCTTCAGCCCACCGTCTAACCTGTCGAGCGTTTCGGATCTCCGCATGAACATCAGTATCGCTTTGCAGCTTGAAGTATGGGTTTAATCCTTTGTCACTTACAATCACTTCCTTTTGGGAATTGGCAGCTTGTGATTCTGTCTCGGCTAGTTTTTCAGCAAGAGCATTTAACTTTGCCTCGGCTTCCTTCTTCTGAGCGACAAGTTTGTCGATCCGCTTTTGAACGCCTTTGGAAAGTTTCTTATCCTGTTTGTCTTCATCGTCAGCTTTAGACTCTTCTACCTCGTCGGCATTATCGTCTTCAACATTAGATTCAGTTTCAGAATCCTCTGAATCAGTTTCATCCTCTGCGACTTCCTCGCTAGACTCTGGTTCTTCTTCTTCGGTATCTGTCTCAGTTTCAGCCTGAGTTTGCTGCTCTTCTGGGTCAGCGAAGAGTGTCTGTCTAAGCAGTGAAGTCAGACCTTCAGTGTCTAACGAATTGCTTGGCAACGTGGTTTTTGTCGGTTCACTAACCGTTTCGGGTGATGTAGGCATAAGCAAGAGGTTTAATGACCATCCAGAGGTCGAGACTAACGAGCAGAGCTTGAGAAACTCAGGAACGTGAAAAGCCTAAGCCTACTTTTTTGAGCGTCAAGGGTCGGAGAACTCCACCTCAGTCTCAGACCGTGTCGAGTAGTCCTCGATGATTGCACGCAAGTCGATGAGAGCAGCTACCTGTCCGGCATAATATGCTCTATCCTCACCCTTGTTGACTACATCTAGCACGCTAGACAGTGCAGAGTTATGCTCACTCTGAATGACAGCATAGAGGGCATCCCAGAACGCTTTGGTGCCTAGTTTAAGCGTGAAAGCTTCGATAACTTTGATCTCTTCCATTACATTTGAGGCGGTTGTTGTTGCTGTGCCAACTGATCACCGACTGGCGTTACACCAGTTCGGCCAATCTGCGCGTTTTGCTGCTGCATTACGCTCATCTGCATGTTCTTGACGTAGTTCTGCATCAAAGTCTGAAACACTGGGTCTTGCTGAGCTGCTGCCTGCGCTTTTGGATTCTTGGAAATGATGTCCTGAACATACTGCATCCGAGTTTTTGCACTAGGATCGTTTTCCTTATACATCGGCTCGTTGCCTAGCATCATCATACCAATATCAGACTGCACCTCTCTAAACATCTGTTCAGATGCGCTTGAGTTATCCATGATCAAATCACGAGCAGCTTCAGGTGCAACGGCTTCAATGATCATCTGAATCAGCTTATTACGGTTAAGCACTCCACCTGCATCAAGAGGCACCACAAACTGAGAGATTGCCTGAAGTTTCTTCGCAACTAGATCATTATCAAGCGATTGAATATTGAATCGCACGATGAAGTCAAAGCTACTCGCAATGTCACTCATGTTGTTTGGAAGCTGAACACCTGTGATACGCTGGATCTCTTCCGGTGGCATGTATTGCAGGCACAAGCTGAACATCTGGTTGTAAATCTTAGACCAAGTGCAGAGCCAGCGGTTAACAAGCTGTTGTTGCATTAGTTGCGTCTTGATCGGCACTACAGTTGCACGGCTTAATCCAAAGTAATTGGCGTGATTGTTTTCGACACGCTCAATAAGGTTAAAAGCAGTCGTGGGTGCACGGTTAGGAGATTCTAGCCAAGAATAATCGTCAGGACGTGTGACAGGAAGCTGAACACCTGGGCCAATCTTGTTGATCTGACCGATACGCTTCACCACTTTCATCGGTGGCAACGTCTCAAATGCTGTCCGGTCACGAATCGAGTCGTGTTGAGCTTTGATTTCGTCCTGATCGGTGATGGTCAGCTCTGGAATGCCTCGGCTCTCAGTGATCGGACGGCGAACAACCTCACGGCGAAACTCAATGAACGGATATTCACCATGGGCATAGTCTAGCAGCTCGTGTTTAGCATACAGTTCTTGCTCTACGAGAGGAGAAAATACTGTGCAGTAGATCGCAGCAATGCCATCCTTGTCGATCTGGCGAGTGTAAGCGTAGCAAATCTCAATCAGGTTGTCATGTCGGATGATCGGAGATGCTCCTAGAGCCGTGATCGTGTCTAGCGGGTTAGTGTACCATGACTGCTTGCCTGCTGTCTCGACTGCTTGGTCAATAAACTCTTCATTCCAATCTTCTTCTTTGACCTTGGAACGTAAATCAACCTCATTCATGTAAATACGGCGGAAGATGACACGGGCCGATTGCAAATCCATGGTCTCTGGCGGCAATGCAATTTCTTCAAACGGCTTGAGAGCAGTCACGCAAGGAAGATTTTTGCTCACATACGTTTCAAACATCTCACCTTCTCCAGTTTCACGGAGTTGCTTCACAAACTTCTTGATGTCGCCTAGCTTAAAGTCAGGCAGATTCATGGAAATCAACTGTGCGGCTTGGTCGGCTGCTTCAGGATTCATGATTAGGTCGGGAAGCTGAGAAAGTGCGGATTCTGGGCCTGCTTGCTGCGATAGTGCGGCGATTTCGTCCATGCTAATCTTTTGGAGACGCTTGGAAAACTCTTGATCCCATCCTACATGATAAATCATCCAGCCGTAGTGTAACCCATACTGTGAGCCTAGTTCTACCTCACGAGAGATTTCAGACCTGAGCTTCTGCTGGGTGATCCAGTTCATCAAAGTGCTTGCTGCACTAGCAATACCCATGTCATTGAACTCGGTGGCAGTGACACCAAGCTGGGAACGCTCAAACGAGGTCGTCAGAAGGCAAGAAAGTTCATTAATAGTCGAATCAGCCAGTCTATTCCTAACATCAGACGCGCCTTCAAATGGAAACGCTTGTCGATTATGTGGAAGATTCTCAGAATGCTTTTTACCATCGTCGGATTGTCCAGCCCATCGGCAGAATCGGATGTCATCGGCAGCGTTTAGCCTTTCTACGTTTGCGGTTGTGTAGAGTGAGCGGGTCAGCTCTCTGGAAAGCTCAAGAACGTCTGGAACTTCCGAGTAAAAAGCTAGTTTGTCGCTGCTGTTTGATTTCTTCATGTTAGTAAGATCCTATTTCGCCTTGTGGTTGAAAGCTTTGACTGTTTTCATGCATGGGATTCATCACGGCAAGATAGCGCAACACGTCAACAGGGTCTTTTGTTGCTCCCTTGTCTCCGTCGGCTCCGGTCCATTCCCGAAGTGAATAAATGATGTTTTTGCACGATTCACTAACGTAAAGGTTAGGCTCATTATGGATCGCAAGCAAGGGTTGGTCCTTATCCCACGATAGCCAGTCGTTGATAATGCTGATTCCTTCCTCAATTCGGAGTCCTGCGGCAGGTGTGAACCACATTGGGTTCGGATCTTCGGCTAGTAGGTCAGTCAGACTAGTTCCGCCGTCTTTCCCGATTGCTTGAGTTCCGCCTGCTCTAGGGTCAATGAACCTGTCAGCTATCTCTTCTTTACCTTCTAGCTCGTCAATCAGTGCTTTGTAGTCGTTAATGCCTCTTCCGGCTCCATTTCGTTGTGCAGTTCCAGCTTTGCCGTCTGGTTTGTCGCTTGGGATTGCCCATTCGCCTAAATCAATGCTAGGCCACTCTCTGTAGATAAACTTTCTGCCGTGTTCATCCACTCGGAGCCAAAGCATGAACCAGTTACGCGCTCCGGCTGGGTCCATTGCCATATAATTTGTCCCTTTTTCGGGTATTTGGTCATCAGGAATGACGTTCCAATTGCCAAATTTAGGGAATTGGGAGCCTGAAAGACTCTCAGCCCATCCATAAGCACGGATCTTGATCTCGTAATTCGTCCGTCCGTGCAATGCTCGCTTAATTTCGGAGAATGGAGAGTAAAGATTCAGCTCTGAATGGAACCAAATAGCTCTGTTACTCGGATTATGACAAGTAGCTTGAAACGGCATCATGCCACGTTCACCACCTGGCACGTTGATTGAGTCCTTGAGCAGGGAAGCTGGGAGCCATTTCGTTATCATGGCTCCGGCAATGTATTCTTTCACCACCGAAGTGTATCCACTGATCGGCGTAAAGGTCAGAATCATCTTCCCTCGTCGTGTCGCAGTTCGGTAACGTAACGTTTTGATCCAGTCAGCGGTGATTTCTTCGTCAATCCAGATCAAATCGACTTCACCACCTTCGATCACCTTGATGTCTTGAGACTGATTCAGGAACCAGCACTGGCTTTTGTTGGGTAGAACGAAGGTATTGTCAGAGAATCCGTTCTTCTGAGTGAAGGCAACGTTGGTAATCTTGGTCTTGCGTGCAGTTTTATATTCTGCTGGCAGATATTTATAGACAACAGGCTGCTGCATCTGCACCGAAGACATGTTCGTTGTGTGGATGCACCAGACTCGTTTGCTTGGATTCTGGCTAAGGTATTGAGCTACACGCTTGGCGGCGTATTCAGTCTTTGACGCACGGTTTCCACCGAAGATCATCAGTTCTGAAATGGCAGGATCTGACAGCAGACCGTCAGCAGTCTTCCAATGTTCAGGCTCGTAACCATGACGATAAGGGTCCATCGTCTCTGCCAGAATCTTGTCTTCCCTCAGTTGGAGAAGCTCACAAGCACGGTCAATGCCCTTGTTCTTGACTATGTTGGCTATCGTCTCCGCACTAGGAGCGACCATAATAGGGTGAGGCGTTGGCGTGTATTTGCCAAGCGTTTCCTTGGATACTTCGTTGATAAACATGGTTACTCACTTCCGATGGGAAGTTTATTCATCCGTGTATAGATCGAATCAAGCACACCTTTCCGTTGGTCATTGCTCCACCGCCAGATGTTGCCTCCATCAACGAATCGGAGCGATCCGTGCAAGCTATCAAGGAGCACCATTAGCTCCCACTGGTTAATCATCGGAAGCGAACAAGGCGCTGATCCCAATTCGTCGAGCATTTTGGAGTCTTTCATAAGTTATATCAGACTTAAATCTAGTTAATCTCTGATTCCTCAGACCTAACGCAGGCACAGTTTAACTTTGCAAGCAGTTTCTCAGCAAAGTCCTGATCTAGTCCGAAGTCGGAGATGTAGTCGAGGAACTCAGGATAGAAATCTTCGATGAACAAGGCCATAGCATCCAGTTCTTTGGTATTGAATCTAATGGAGTCTTTCATTTTTGAGAAAGTAAGTCACGAAGAAAGGCTGGCAAGAGTGAGATTGCCTCTTGTTTCAGTTGACGGATAGCTTTAAAATGGCATCATAAATATAGTTTGCACTGTAGAGAGGTGTGATCTTGATCTACTGGCAAACTGCAACTAGGTCGGCATCTCTCTACGATGTCGGCCTTTTTGTTGCTTGTTTAAGATCAATATAGATCGTCAGAACCTCCCCTGAAAAGGACGCTATGAGAGCAAGTAGTTAGAGAACGGATTCGCCGGACTGCAATTCAGGCGAAAGCAAATAGCGATACTACCGAGAAAACTCTGCTCTATGCCGTGGAAGGCCCGTAGCAGTTGCGGTCCCGCAAGGGGTGTCTAAAGCTCAAATCGGCTCCTTTATACCGAAGAAACTTTAATGACGCAGATTCCTTCAAAGGGGAAATCTGTGTCGTTGCTAAATCTCACCATTACCCGAAGTAAGGTTTATTGAAGCACACTAAACCATGTTAGTTTACTGATCAGGAATAGTTTACTGACCAGTAAAGAGTTGCAAATACAGTGCAGTTTTTTCAACAGGATTTGAACTGTCAACGATTCCTTGACGGTTGGAATACCATATTGCTAACGTCAGCAAAATGGTTGCCGCTCTAAAACTCCCCCGCAAACTTACAGAGGTTAACGCTGTTTTAGACTGTCCTGATACGCATTTATATCAGGTCGGCTAGCGAATGCACGGCAAAAGGGTTATGCATCAACGATACGCTCCGCAAAGATAAGCGCCAGCAATCAGTATGGAGTTAACCCAAAACTTGGGTTGATTTACAGTGTATGGAGATACCACACCATGAATTAAGCATATAAATAAGAAAACAAAGTCGAGCATGTTAGTTTGTTGTTAAGCGTTTGCGCTCATAAACTGGCTTATTATGAGTCATCCTAAAGACTGTTACCGCTGATTTAGAGCACTTTAGAATCAATGCAATGTCTAAGTTAGAATGCTGCTTCCAAGCTCTGTCACTGATCTGCGGTAGCTTCTCCTTGAGTTCTGTCCGCTTAGTCTTGTCCGGTGCTCTAGGTAAGCCTCTAGCACGTCGAGCATTCCGAACCGTCTTATCACAGCAGCCTAGCTGAGTTGCGATCGCTTCGTTCGTTTGGTTCCAGTCTGTGATGGAACTGAAGTCTACTTTGTTGTATTTCATGGTTTTAATCCTCGTCTTCAGCTTCTCTGCAAAGTAGATAAATTTTCATCTGCATTGCACCAATTACAAAAGAGTAAGGTAATTCAAATTCAATGCTGAATCGGTGAATCAGCTTGTCTAGTTCATTAGCAAATGCAACTGTTTGATCATTGTCGTTCATAGCTTTAATACCTCCCTAACTTCCTCGGTTGGTATTTACTCATGAGATTCAGACCGTCCATCCGAATAATGATCTTCATGCCAGGAATGAACATCGAGGAGTCTTTGCACCGACAAATCACCTCTTTA